TAATTAAACGACTTTTAATACATTTGTATATATTTATCAACAAAACCTAATAAATTTTTAAATTATGTCAATCGTTTCAGAAACAAAGTTCTTAACAGAAGAAGAAAAAAACACATTGAAAGAAATTCAAACAAACACTCAAGCACTTATTGCTGAGTTGGGTGAAATTGAATTAATCAAAATCCAATTGGAAGAGCGTCACGCTAACGCTAAAAAATTCTTAACCGAACTAGGTGAAAAAGAAAAAGAATTCACTCAATCGGTATTTGACAAATATGGTAAATCCAGTATCAACCCTGAGACTGGTGAAATTACTCCAGTAGAGTAATTTGATCCCAAAATACACCATATTTATAATAAAATAATTTATAATGGCAGAAACAATTGTCTCACCTGGTGTATTAGCAATAGAGAACGATCAATCATTTGTAACTCAACAACCTGTACAAGCAGGTGCTGCTATAATTGGACCAACCGTAAAAGGTAAAGTAGGTATCCCTACTTTAGTAACATCCTATACAGATTATTTAAATAAGTTTGGTGCTACTTTTCTTAGTGGAAGTAGCACTTATACTTTTTTAACATCAATTACAGCATATAATTACTTTGCTGGTGGTGGAAATACTTTATTAGTTACTCGTGTAGTAAGTGGAAGTACAACAACAGATTGGACTCCTGCTACTTCATCATTTATTTCTGCATCTGCACAACCCGCAGGTGCACCATATAATACCAATGTTTTTGTTTTAGAAACATTATCTGAAGGTATTATTATGAATAGTGTTGGCCCTACAGGCTCAAATGATACATTACTTTCTGGTTCCTCAGAAAATTACAGATGGCAAATTGTTTCTCCTGATACAAATAGTGGAACTTTTACATTAGTACTACGTCAAGGAAATGATTCAAGTGTTCAACAATCTATTCTAGAAACTTGGGGTCCTCTTTCACTTGATCCATTTGCTTCAAACTATATTGAAAAAGTAATTGGAAACCAAGTAGAAACTATTCAACAAGACAATGGAGAGTATTATCTTCAAATGTCTGGAAGTTACCCGAATCAATCTTCTTATATTCGTGTTAAACAAGTAAACCAAACTACTCCAAACTATTTTGATAATGTTGGAAATCCTAAATCTCAATATACAGGATCTATCCCAGTAACTCAAAGTGGTGTATTTGGTGATGGAAAAGGAAATATTATCCCAACTGGTACTCCAGGTGCATATTATGAAAATATTTCTAATACTAATATCCAAGGTTTAACAGCTAACGCATACACTGAATCTATTTCTTTATTAGCAAATAAAGATGCCTATAACTACAACTTATTAGTAACCCCAGGTTTAATAGCTGACCCAACAAATTTCCCTTTACATAACAGTGTAGTAAATCAAATGATTACTTTAGCTCAACAAAGAGGAGATTTTATGGTAGTAACCGATGTAGTAGGATACGGATCTAATATCAACCCAGTAGTTACTAGTGCACAAACAAAAGATACTTCATATGCTGCTGCTTATTGGCCTTGGTTATATACAGTAGATCCAAATACTTCTAATTTAGTTTGGGTTCCTACAGCAACCATGATTCCAAGAGTATACGCACAAAATGATGCTATTGCTTATCCTTGGTTTGCACCTGCAGGTATTAACCGTGGTATAATGACATCTGTTGTTAAGACAGAACGTGTATTAACCCAAGGAAATAGAGATTTACTTTATAAAAACAATGTAAACCCAATTGCAAATGTTGCTACTGCTAACGGGTCTGCAATAACAGTATTTGGACAAAAAACGCTCCAAAAAAGAACTACTGCTTTAGATCGAGTTAATGTACGTCGTTTATTAATTGAACTTAAAAACTATATTTCTCAAGTAGCAGATACATTTGTATTTGAACAAAATAACGAAATCACACGAAATAACTTTTTATCTTTAGTTAATCCTTATTTATCTTTAGTTCAACAACAACAAGGCTTAACTTCATTTAGAGTTATAATGGATGAAACAAATAATCCTCCTAGTGTTGTAGATCAAAACCAATTAATTGGTCAAATTTATTTACAACCAACAAGAACAGCTGAATTTATTATACTTGATTTCAATATATTACCTACTGGTGCAACATTTCCTTCTTAATAGCATATTTTAAGGAAATTTTAGATATTTATAATAAAAAAATACAATGGCAAATTTTACAGTTTCCCCTGGAGTAGCAATTAGCGAAATAGATAATACTTATTTGACTGGACAACCTGTTCAAGCTGGTGCCGCTATTATAGGCCCAACAGTTAAAGGTCCAATTGAAACTCCTACCTTAGTAACCTCATATTCAGATTTTGTAACAAAATTTGGAGATACTTTTATTAGTGGTGGCCAATCTTATTCTTATTTAACTTCAATTGCTGCTTATAATTACTTTAATTACGGAGGAACTTCATTACTAGTTGCTCGTGTAGTAACTGAATCAGCTAACTGGTCTTCAGCTCAAAGTACTACAATTTCTAATTACTTAAATGCAACTTCTGCTTCATTTGTTTTAGAAACAATTTCTGAAGGTACAACTATGAATAATTCAGGCTCAAATATGCTTGGAGCTTCTGGATCTTTAACCTCAGGATCATTTGATAATGTTCGTTGGGAGATTACAAATTCAAATACTGGATCAGGTACATTTAATGTATTAATTAGACGTGGTAATGACACTGAAGCTAATAAAACTGTACTAGAATCATGGAACAATTTAACACTTGATCCTAACTCAAACCGTTACATTTCTCAAGTAATTGGTGATCAAGTACTAAACTACAATTCTTCTACGAACCAAATGGAATTATCTGGAAGTTATCCAAATATGTCCCAATATGTTCGTGTTAAAACAGTTAACTTCCCTACTCCAAACTATTTTGATTCAAATGGTATTGCAGTATCTGCTTACACAGCATCTATTCCATTAAATGGTAGTGGTTCAGCAGGTGGTTCATTTACTAGTGCTACAGGAAATGTAAATACTACTATCAATTTATATGATAAAATTTCAACTAACACTCAAGGATTAATTGGTGCTAGTTATAATAATATGATTGCATTAATGGGTAATGCTGAAGCATACCAATTCAATTTATTATTTGCTCCTGGTTTATTAAATGATACTCATACCGCTCAAGTTACAAACATCATCAATAATACAATTGCTAGAGGTGATAGCATGTATGTAATGGATTTAGGAGTATACGGAACAACAGTAGGAGGTGCTACAATACAAGCTCAAACTCGTGATACTTCATATGCTGCAACTTATTTCCCTTGGGTTCGTATTATCGATCCAGGAACAGGAAAACAAGTATGGGTACCAGCTTCAACAGTAATTCCGGGTGTATATGCATTTAACGATAAAGTATCTGCCCCTTGGTTTGCCCCAGCAGGTATTAACCGCGGTGGATTAAGTACAGTTCTTCAAGCTGAACTGAAATTGACGCAAGGTAATCGTGACACGTTGTATGCAAATAATATTAACCCTATTGCAACATTACCTCAACAAGGTGTAGTAGTATACGGTCAGAAAACATTACAAAAATCTCAATCTGCTTTAGATCGTGTAAATGTACGTCGTTTAATGATTGAATTAAAATCCTATATTCGTCAAATTGCAGATACAGTAGTGTTTGAACAAAATACAATCACAACCAGAAATTCATTTATCGCAAGAGTTACTCCATATTTAGAAGGAATCCAACAAAAACAAGGATTATATGCTTATAAAGTTGTTATGGATGATACAAACAATGGCCCAGCAGTAATTGATCAAAACCAATTAATCGGTCAAATTTATATCCAACCAACACGTACAGCTGAATTTATTTCGTTAGATTTTATCTTAATGCCTACAGGAGCTGAATTCCCCGGATAAAAAATAAAATATTTAGATATTTATAATAAAGAATTAAACAACATAAAATGGCAATTTTAGATCAAAATCAAATATTTTTTACAGCGTTTGAACCTAAACAAACAAACCGCTTTGTCCTTTATATGGATGGTGTTCCATCATATTTAGTAAAAGGTGTAAGCGCGATAAACTTATCTCAAACGGCTGTTGCCCTTAACCACATTAACGTTCAACGTTATGTAAAAGGAAAAACTATTTGGAATACAATTTCATTCACATTGTATGATGCAATTACCCCAAGTGGTGCACAAGCAGTAATGGAATGGGTACGTTTAGGCCACGAATCAGTAACAGGTCGTGACGGTTACTCAGATTTCTACAAGAAAGATATTACGTTCAATGTTATTGGCCCTGTAGGTGATATCGTTTCTGAATGGGTAATTAAAGGAGCTGTTATTACAAGTGCTAACTTTGGTGATTATAGCTGGGATGATGATGGAACCCCAACAAATATCACAGTTGAAGTACAACCTGACTACTGCGTATTGAATTACTAATATTAGGTTAAACAATAAATAAATAAGAGCTCCAAAGAAATTTGGGGCTTTTATTTTCTTTTAATATATTAGATCTATGAAAAAACTATTTATATTTCTTTTATTGGCCTTTGTAGGATATGGTCAATATTGTCCTGCTTTAGGACCTGATCAAATATTGCCTTGTGGTGTAGGATCAACAACTTTAACCGCAAATTTAAGTCAATGTGGTACAGGCACAAACCCCAATCAAACAACAAATTACGGTGTTTCTAACATACCATATGTTGCTCAAACAAATACAGGCACTCAATTGTTTATGGGTGATGATACTCAACAGGGTCCATTTAATATTGG